AGTTATGAGTGAAGAATTTAATCGTATTGCAAATGCACTAGAAAGGATTGCTAACTCTCTAGAACATTTGCATATCGAAAAGATAGACCATGCTCATATTGATGACATTGGTGAAATACATGGTGATGTTGTTACTCACCCAAAACAATTTTAATTATGGCTACTAAACAAGCACCACTGACTATAGAGAAGGTGGTTACTATTATAAAGGAGAAGTGGGTTGTATTTGGTGCATCAGCACTTATTATACTAGTCCTACAACTTCTTTCATCTAAGATTATTCTTTCCGTTCTATTAGGATTAGTAATCACTTATTTAATTCCATCAGAAACTACTAAAAAGTAATGGCAAAAGCAAAGACTGGTACTTGGGGAACAGTTGAACTAGAGTCAACTCCTAAGAAAACAAGACAAGGACTTGGTAAGCATACAAAATATGCTGCTACCTCTAGAAACAAGGCTAAGAAAATCTATCGTGGACAAGGACGCTAATGAAACTAGGAGTATTGTGTTCTGGTAACGGAACAAACTTCGAGAACATAGTTCGTAATCCTATATGCAATAAGCATGAAGTTGTGATAATGATTCACAACAAAAAGAAGTGTGGTGCTGCCAAGAGGGCAGAGAAATGGGGTATTCCTCATTGTTATATTGACCATAAAGATGAAGATCATATAATACAACTTTTAAAAGTATGGAATGTAGACCTTGTTGTTTTAGCAGGGTGGATGAGAGTAGTATCAACTGACCTTATTAATGCATTCCCAAATAGAATAATAAATTTACATCCCTCTCTACTACCTAAGTATAAAGGGTTACATGCAATTGAAAGAGCCTTAGAAAGTGGTGATCCTATTACTGGTGTCACTGTGCATTATGTAAATGAAGAGTTAGATGGTGGAGAAATAATATTACAGGAAGAAGTTCCTATTATGCCAAATGATGATATAAAGTCATTAACTAAGGCTATACAAAGAAAGGAATACTACATATTACCAAAAGCTATTACTCTATTATGCCCTTAAGTACTAATTACCGTAATAAAATTATTGATATATGTTGTCGTATATTATCTACAGACGGTACAGTAGAATTAAATGAAAGAATATGGATGAATAAGTTGTGTGAACACAATTTACAAGCCAGAGAACTTGCAGGTGCATTAGTATGTCCTGATTTTATTCCAGATAGAGATTCTGGTTTTGATGATGCATTTTAATATGCAATCGCCATCATAGCACAGTGGTAGTGCAGGGCTTTTGTAAAGCCAAGGTCGGGGGTTCAAATCCCTCTGATGGCATATAGCGTATAAATAATAAAATATTATATTTAGTAACATGGAAACTAATTCTGACCTTCTACAAGAGGTATATAACGACGACATGTTGAAAAAGACCAAGAAGTCAAAGGATTTGAATGAAATTATTGAACCAGAGTATGATGATATAGAATATGATGATGGTGCTGGTAAAATTGTTATTTAATACTACTAAATATATACGATATTAAGATTAATTTAATATAGTGGTACTTAAAAGATCTAAAACATTTAGAGATATTAACTTATCTTTTAAAATGCATCCTATAACTAATGACCTAATGGTTCTTAAGAATGAGGATGCTATTAAAAGGTCTGTAATTAATATTGTCAATACAGTAATTGGTGAAAAACCATTTTTGAATGATTTTGGATCTCAAATTAATGCCAGTTTATTTGAATTAGATACATCTTTACACTATATCTCTATAGAAAATCAAATAATTTCTGCTCTCAACAATTATGAACCGAGAATTCGTATAGATGAGGTAAGAGTTACAATTGATGGTGAAAATAATGAAATGTCTGCTCAGATTTCATACGATATTATTGGTATGGATACTCCAACGCAAGATATAGACGTTCTCCTTCTCCCAGCTAGAATATAATGGCCTTTGGACAGTACACAAATCTAGATTTTGATCAAATAAAGACCTCAATCAAGGATTATTTGAAATCTAATGATAATTTTACAGATTATGACTTTGAAGGGTCAAATTTGTCTATTATTATAGATGCTCTTGCTTATAATACCTATATTACTGCTTATAATACAAATATGGCAGTAAATGAGAATTTTCTCGACTCTGCCACGTTAAGAGAGAATGTTGTTGCATTAGCACGTAACATTGGATACGTTCCAAGGTCTAGAAAAGCGTCAAAAGCGAAGATATCTTTCAATGTTCAAGGTTTAGACAGTGCTGTTACCTTAACACTCAAGGCTGGATTGGTTGTTAATGGTATTGCAGAGAATACAAGTTATATTTTTTCGATTCCTGAAGATATTACCGTTCCTGTTAAGAATAAAATTGCATTTTTTAATGAAATTGAGGTTTTTGAAGGTCTTTTATTGACACAAAACTTTACAGTTGATGCATCTAAGCCAAATCAGCGCTTTATTTTACCAAATTCCTTCATTGACACTGATACTATACGAGTAAATGTCAAATCTTCCGAAACTTCATCAACAAAAGTAGCTTATACACCAGTTGATAATATTATTGGTATCACATCAACCTCAAATACCTATTTATTGCAAGAAATTGAGGATGAAAGGTATGAAATTATGTTTGGAGACGGTATAATTGGTAGAAAATTAGTAAATAACAACTATGTTACCATTAGTTACCTACAAACACAAGGAAAATCAGCTAATGGAGCTGCAGAATTCAGTTTTGTTGGTCGTTTAGTCAATCAAGATGGTGCTACAGTCGGTGGAACTAACGTTTCTTTGGTTGATACAGTAGAAAGATCGAGAGATGGTGATGATATTGAGTCAATTGCGTCAATTAAGTACTATTCTCCTCGAATTTACTCTTCACAATACCGTGCCGTTACCTCTTCTGACTATGAATCAGTACTTGCTTACATATATCCTAATGTTGAATCTGTAACATCTTATGGTGGAGAGGAATTAACCCCTCCAAGGTACGGAAAAGTCTATCTTTCAGTAAAACCAAGGAATGGAGACTATCTTTCAGACTTTACAAAGAGAGATTTAGTCTCAAAATTGAAAAATTACGCTGTTGCTGGTATAGTTCCTGAGTTTATTGACCTAAAATACCTATTTGTTGAGACAGAAAGTCAAGTTTATTACAATCCTAACCATAATCAACAACCAGCACTGTTAAAAAGCGCTATTTCTGGTGCTTTAACTGAATATTCTAAGTCAATTGACGTTAATAAGTTTGGTGGAAGGTTCAAATATAGTAGAACAGTCACTTTAATAGACCAAGTTGATAATGCAATTACTTCAAATATCACAAAAGTCACCATAAGAAGAAATTTAAGAGCAGCAATCGATCAATGGGCACAATATGAACTCTGTTATGGTAATGAATTCCATGTTGGTGAGTCTTCTTACAATGTTACGTCAACTGGATTCACTTTAGATGGTGTAACTGGTACAGTTTATCTTGCAGATGAGGTAATTGATAGTAAAAAAGGAAGAATTTTCTTCTTTACTTATACAGAAGGTGGAAAACCTAACATTATTAAGAAAAATGCAGGTACTGTCAAATATGACATCGGTGAAATCCTTATAGATACTGTACATATAACCTCAACAGCGATAGAAAACGATGTTATAGAGATTCAAGCGGTGCCTCAGTCAAATGATGTTATAGGATTACGTGATTTGTACATAAAATATGATATGACCAATACTGAATTGACCGTTGTACAAGATATTATTGCTTCTGGAGAGAATGTTTCTGGATCTAGGTTTGCCAGAGGATCAAGTTATAACATTCCAACTTATACAAGAGACTCCAAATCAGAAGTTTCTACTAAAACTATTGCATCAAGTGCTTCATCTACTAAGACACGATCTAGTAGTTTCCCCACTACATCATCGACAACGACGTACTCGACATAAATGATTGATACCTCAATTCAAAGAGTTAAGATAAGTCAGGTAATTGAAAACCAATTACCTGAATTTGTGCAGGCAGAAAATCCACTTTTTGTGGATTTTATGAAGCAATATTACAAATCGCAAGAATATCAAGGCGGTCCTGTAGATATTGCAGAAAATATTGACAGATATATTAAATTACAGACTTTTGTTGGTGCTGCACTGACAGAATATACAGGATTGAGCACAAATACTACATATGATGATGAAAAAATCTATGTAGATACAACAAAAGGGTATCCAGCGTCATATGGACTCTTAAAAATAGACGATGAGATAATAACTTATACTGGGATTGGTGCTACTTACTTTGATGGGTGTGTTAGAGGGTTTAGTGGTGTAGATTCTCTTCAACAACCTACAAGAACTGATCTTTTAACCTTTAAAACCTCCGTAGGAGTTGCTCATACAGGTGGAAGTAAGGTTCATAACCTTTCTAACCTGTTTGTTCGTGAATTTTTCCAAAAATTAAAGACAACTTTCGCTTCTGGGTTTGAAAATAGAGAATTTGATTCTGATTTAGACGAAGTTAAGTTTATTAGACAAATAAAAGACTTTTATAAGACAAAAGGTACTGAAGAATCTTATAAAATCTTGTTTAGAGTGTTATATGGTGAAGATGTTAATATTATAAAACCATCAGAGTTCTTAATTAGACCATCAGATGCTGATTATGGATTTACAGAAGATTTTGTAGTTAAAAAAATTGAAGGAGATACAAGAGCGTTAAAAGGTGCTACTTTATTTCAAGATAAAGATAAAGATGATAACAACATAATTGGTGCTAGTGGTGCTATTTCTGATGTAAAAGACTTTGTATATGGTGGAGAACACTATTATCAAATAAGTGTTGCTAGAGAATCTTTAACAGGAAATTTTATTATTCCTGGCCGTACAAGACTAACTGATGCGGTTTCCGTAGGGGCCACAGTCCTTACAGTGGATACTACAGTGGGTTTCCCTACTAGCGGTTCACTTAGAGTAACAAGTGGTGGAAATGTAGGTGTTGTTACTTATACTGGAAAAACCATAAATCAATTTGTTGGATTTCCTACATTTACAAGTGAATATAATGTTACTGATGATGTTGTCTATAATAACGTTGCTTATGGATATTCTTATGGTAATTCCACTAAGAAAATTGAAGTTCAAATAACTGGAGTCCTTGATGGGTTTGATATTCCAGATACTTGGTATATTAATAAGGGAGATAAGATAAGAGTTGGTACTTTAGGAGTAAATAAGGGTTCAGATCACCATTTTAATTCTTGGATTCATAATACTGCTGTAAGACATACTCCCAGAACTATTACAAAGATTGCTACCAATACCTTTAATGTAGAAACTACTTCAAGTCATGATTTTATAGAAGAAGATTTTATAGAAGCTTTAAATAACGATTCTGATGTTGTTGGTACTGGTAGGGTTACTAGTGTTACTGGTGGTAATACTTTTATCTTAGAAATAGGTGGAATAGATGTAATTCAGATGAATTACTTGAGAAGAAGAATTAATAGAGGTAATAGCACAGTTCATGATAATATTACTAAGTATACAACTGATGTTCAAAATACATATGACCATGAAAGTGATAATCCCAATGCATTACCACCTCATCCGCATGTTTATGTAGCATCTCCTTCTATTCCAAGTTTAGGACAAGAACCAATTGTTGCTTCAGATCGTTCTGTTCAATGGACTGGTACTACTATAGGAACTATTATTCAAGTTACTACTGGTTCTGATGATCATGGTTTTTATTCTGGAGAAATTGTAACTGTATCAATTCATGATGGACAACTTGGTTCAGTTATTAATAATAAGAATTATTATTTGAAGAGAGTAAGTTCTAATGAAATTCAACTTGCTAATTCATTACCAGATCTTTTACAAAATACTTATGTATCTGCAGATGGAAGTGGAACATTTAAGATATCTGTTCCAGATCTTGCAAATAAAAAGGTTGAACATCAGAAATTATTAAAAAGGTTCTCTTTAACACCAGTTTTTGATGGTAAAGAACATGAAACTGTTGCTGCTACATCAACTGGACAACTCATTAATGGAACAGAAATATACAATTATAAGTCTGGTGATGTTATTTTCTATGGTGGAGTAGAAACAATAGATGTTCTAGAGGGTGGAAGTGGATATAATGTTATTACTCCTCCTACAGCTACTGTTACTAGTACTACTGGTGCAGGTTGTAGTGCAAGTGTTAATGTAAAAGGAAAAGTTGAAAGAATTGATGTTATTGATTCTGGTTTTGACTATGTTGATGAACCTATTGTAGAAATTAGTGGTGGTAATGGTAAAGGTGCTTCTGCAAGAACTAGATTAAGACAAGTTGATCATTTTATTGATTTTGATGCATCATCTACTGGTGCTAGAATTAATATTTCTAACAATACTATTGGATTTACCACTTTCCATAAATTTAGAGATGGTGAACCCGTAGTTTATAATACTTTTGGTAATGGTGCTATTGGTATTGCTTCAACTGCTGGTGTAACTGGTCTTCAAGATCCTCCAGATAGGAGACTTGTTGATGAACAGGTATATTATGTTGTTAAAGTTAATAATACTTCTATTCAATTAGCAAATAGTCAGGCTGATGCTTTAACTAGAAATGATGTATTGAGATTTACTGGTTATGCTGATGGATCACAAAGATTAAGAAGTTTATATAAGAAAAGAGTTTTAGGTGAAGTTATAATTGATAATCCTGGCGAAGGATATGAAAATAAGAGAAGAGTGGTTCCTGCAACTACTGCTGGTATTAATACATACTCAGATTATATTGAATATGCTGGTCATGGTTTTGAAGATGGAGAAATAATTAGATATACTAATGAATCTGGAGCAGCAATTGGTGGAATTGATACTGATCAGGATTATCATGTACTTAAAATCAATGAAGATAGATTCCGTCTTTGTGCTGCAGGGATTGGATCCACTTTATCTGATGCAAATTACTTAACTAAACAGTTTATTGGAATATCTTCACTTGGTACTGGAATTAATGTTTTCAATTATCCTCCAATTGTTGTTACTTGTAAGGGAAAAATTGGTTTAAGTACTGTTCATCCAGAAAATTATCATGCAGTTATTAATCCTATAGTTAGAGGTACTCTTACTTCTGTTAACTTAGAACAAGAAGGTACTGGATATGGTTCTCCTACAATATTCAATTTCTCAATTCCTCCAACAGTAAGAGTATCTTCTGGATCTTCTTCAGAGTATAAAGCTATTGTTACTAATGGAAAGATACAAGATGTTATTGTAACTCGTTCTGGTGGTGATTATACAGCTACTCCTGATTTAACTATTTTTGGTGATGGTGTTGGTGCTAAACTTATCTCACAGATTGATAGTGATGGAAAAGTTAGTCAAGTAACTGTTGCTAATGGTGGTGTAGGGTATACTACTTCTACAGTTGTAGTTCAAGAACAAGTGCCTGGAACTGGGGCTGTTTTCTATTCAAAGGTTAAAACTTGGAATATTAATAATGTCAAGAGATATGAGGATATTTTCTTAGGTGATGATGGATTCTTAGTTA